AACTTAACTACCCGGTTCAAGCTTTGCCCATGACCCTTGGCGAATACCCCACGGCCATGCATGGTTACTTGAACTACATCTTCATCGGCACCAACAAGGGCATCCGCATGTGCCAACCTTTGAACCAATACGACCCATCGGGTAACGCTGGCGACCTCAAGGCTGGACCGCTTATCCCTGACATCACCGAAATACCTAGCCAACCCGTGACCGCCATTGTTGGTGACGACAGGTACATCTATTGGGCATGGAACAACTACGACAGCATCTCAACCGGACTTGGCCGCTTGGACTTGACCACTTTCATTGATGCGCTGGCTCCTGCCTACGCTTCTGACTTGATGGTAACTGGACAAGGTTCAGGGCAGGGCGCTTGCACTTGGCTTGACTGGGACCCCAACACCAACACGCCTTTGATGTCCATGAATGGTTTAACCAATGCTGGCACCACGGGCAACTACATCTACACCGGCAATCCCAACTCCTGCGTGGCATCGGGAACCATTGACTCAGGCTTCATCACTTACGGCATCCCCGACAACAAGAACGTGGTTCGCGTGGAAACCAACGTTGAGAACAACAACGGTTCATCGGTGAGTTTCGGTCTGGCGGTAGACAACCAAGCCACAATCAACCTCGGCACCTACAGCAACAACTTGCAGCAGGGTGTGTTTGACTTTATCCAGCTCGGCCTCGGTCAGCAATTTGGCGAGCAATACCGCCTTTACACCACACTCAACGCTGGTACGCAAGGTGGCAATAATGCCTCCCCGATCTTGAACCGTTGGACGCTCAAGGGTTTGCCAGGCATCCCATCGGGTATTCAGATCATGGCAGTTATCTTGCTGTACGAACCCTTGGAGCTGGAAGGTCAGATCATCTACCAAGACCCCTACGCCGAATACGCCTACCTTGAGAACCTGCGCCAGAAGCAACTTGTGGTTCCCTATGTTGAAGGTCCTTTCACGGCCAACGTCACGGTAGACATGATTGACTGGCTCCCTGAACGCCGCAGAGATGTTCGACAAGGTGGCTACCACGGCGACATGGTAGTTACTCTCAAGACCGTAACCGGATAGATAAGGTAAAATATAACAATGGCTCGTTCCCCCTACACTCAGCTTGACTACTCAGGCATCGCAACCGTACAGGCATTGACGGATAGCGGCGGCATCAACGCTTCTGCGACCACGTTCCACATTGCAAGTGCGGCTACTTGGCTTAACTCAAGTGGCTACTACCTTGGCAACGGTCCGACCAACACCCCTGGCTCGGCTCCATTTGTCGTGGCGATTGACTACAACACCATCAACGAAGAAAAGGTGCTGTGTTCTTCGGTAACGTCAGGCGGTCTGGTTACGGTGCTTCAGCGTGGATATGACGGAACCACCGCCATTGCCCACAACTCAACCACCATCAACTGCGTTCCTGTGTTTTCAGCCACCGAAGCAAGGGAAGCCAACACCGCAGTATCTAACACCGTTGGTCAAGTGACTGCTGCTGGTGACATTCTTATCGGTACTGGTGCTAACGCAATGGACAACCTTGCTATCGGCGCTCAGGGAACCAACCTTTCAACCAACGGCACTACCGCCTCATGGCGACCCGGCTTTCCTTACACTATGGGCGCTCAAGGCTCAATCCTTACTACCAACGGTACAACTCCCGGATGGACGGCTAAAGGCGCTCAGGGTTCAATAGCATACGCTGGTGCTACGGGGATAGCATTTACGGCAGCAGGCACAAGCGGTCAGGTTCTTACTTCCGCAGGCACGGGTACCCCCGTGTGGGCGGCTGCTGGCGGCACCAAATACATCGCCAAAGCCACCCTTACCAGCATTGCTACCAGTGGTGGATATAACGGTCTTAATAATACTTACGGAACAAAAAGTTTGCAGGCCGCCGTGTGGACTTCGGACAGTACCGTAACTACTGGTTTTACCAGTACCGACAACGGCACATACACGGGTCTTGTTATTCCGGTAACGGGTACTTACGAAGTTACCGCGCAATTAGGAACATCAAACGTAACTGCGACCAATGGGGCCATGACTATCAACATTTGTAAAATGGGTAGCAGTCCGACGTTGTACGGTGGAACTACTAAAATTGTTCAAACGCTAAGTGGTCAAAATTTTGATATACAAGTAAACGACATTATTGCTTTTACAGCAGGTGACGTTGTTAATATTTCTGCTTCAAGCAGTTTGTCGGGTACGGTTGCTACCGGCACCACTTTGCTTATGGCTCGTCTAATTTAAGGAATAACTATGAGATATATGTACGATTCAGTAAACGCCAACAACCTTCCGGTAAACGGCGATTTCTACGCTGGTTACGTTGCTGGCAACTGGCCTAATTTTATTGAGATTAGCAAGAAGTTTCCCAAGAAGCGCGTGGTATCCATCGCTGTTCAGGCAGACGAAGATGCTCAGGTCTTGGACATTGAACAAGGTGACGCTACGGCAGATCAAGCTCCGGCTTGGGTGGTTCGTATGCGTAAGGCTGGACGCAAGCGCCCTACCATCTACACCTCACGCGCCAATGTTCCAGCAGTAATGGCAGCTCTTGATGCCGCCAAGGTTCCTCACCCCGACTTTTGGGTTGCCGATTGGACTGGCGCAGAACATTCTGTACCGGGCGCTGTTGCTGTTCAATACATGAGTACCCCCGAGTACGACAAGACCTGCATCACCGACCGTTATTGGCCTGACGTTAAGCCTCACCTTCCCATGCGCGTTGTTCACAAAGCGCTCAAGCCTGTCCGCAAAATTGTCCACAAGATCAAGAAGGTTGTTGTTCTTCGGAAAATTAAGCGGGCAATCCACAAAAAAGCATAATCATGCATTGGAATTCGTGGAACACGATTCTGTCGGTGCTTGCTTCTGCCGGGTTCCTTGTTGGATTTGCCATCGCCGCCCTTCGATGGGGGCATAACGCTATCGTTCGTGGAGTAGAAGAACGTTTGAAAACTATTGACGCTGCGGTGAATCACCGTGAGCCGGGTCAGCCACCATTGATTCAAATGGTTGATCTTATCTGGGAAGAACTACAACGCCAAGGCGCGGAGTTAGACGAAATCAAACAGGACTTTGCTCACCACCTTGGTTTGCATGAAGGCATGACAAAGTGAAGAAATGGGAACATCCCGTTACAGGTGAACCAATCGGGCTAGGGCAACACATCTCTTGGAAAATTCAAGTGATGATTCGGCGCTGGCCGTTTATCCTGACGCTTACCGCCATCAGCCTTGTTTGTTGGTTTATCGGTTGGCGGCACTCATCCGTCTTGGCTTGGTGGAACGCTTGGGCTAGTTACATGGCGTTGTTTATTGAATCGGTAGTGGGCATTTCCATGTTCCAACAAACCAAAGCCGACGCTCAAGTAATCCGAAAAATTCTAGCGATGGAAACTGACCAGTTCCAAGAGCTTAAAGATTTAATCGGTCAGGTTGAGGAAAGCCTTGAATTGATTGAAATTATTCACGAGGAAGATCACCCTCAAGAAGATGCGTAGTTGCTCTCGATGCGGTCTTAAACAAGCTGCCGACCACGAAGTATGGTGCTGGGACTGCATCCTGCGTTACTGCTGTATTAAATACAAAGACACTAAAAAAGGCCGTTGTCCCAAACATTTTGTAACGGCCAAACATATTTAGGAGCATTATGTTTTGGTCAATTGTGGGTTACTCGGCGCTGGGTTGTGTCGGTATGGCTATCCAAGATTACGCCGGTACGGTGCTGGTAAAATCTGTTCACGCTGGCAAGGGCTGGCTCGCTGGCTGTATGGACGCTGTTGGCGACCTGACCAAGATCACCATCCTTTCGGTATCCGGTGTGGCGCTAACCCATACCTACGGTTGGCGGGGCTGGTTTGGGGTGATACCAATTATGGTAACGGGCTTCTTGGTCACTTGGCACGCTACTCACCTCTCAAAGGCCATAGAGAACGATGAAGAAGAGGCCGAGGACGATACCCGAGATGATCGTTTGAGAGCCTTAGAAGCGAAATTACAGGCCATACAGACAAGATTAGAGAGTGAGGTCTGGAAGTGATTGCACAACCCGGCGACCTAGTTTTAGCCCACGGCAAAGGATTCCTGAGCAAGACCATCCGTTTCGGCCAATGGCTTCGACCTTCGTGGCGACCTTGGAAGTATTGGAACCACGCCGCAATCGTCAGTCGAGTTTTTGTTGATGGCAAAATTATGTGCATTCAGATGGGCCGCAAATGCGAGCAGGTCTGGCTTGAGGATGTAGCAGGGCCGAGTGGTGTGACCAAAATCATGCCAGCCCCCAAAGGCATAGACACCTACGCTACGCTGTGGTACGCCCGTAGCCTGCTTGGTACAAAATATTCATATTCAACCATTGCATCCATTGTTGTAAACCTACTTACGCCTAAGATCATACATGTGGACTTTAGACGTGCTGGCGGCTCGCTGATTTGTTCGGGGTTGGTAGCACGGTCTTGGGAACACGGCGGTTGGCATTGTCCAACTGATCCATTCCAGATCACTCCTGCTGAAATGGCAAGAGTGGCAGATAGGGAGGCAGTAAATTGTCGGATCTCGCAACCCATGTAGTAATTCCCGATAGTCAAGTAGCGCCTGGCGTTCCTATCGACTATTTGGATTGGATTGGCAGATACATTGTTGAGCAATTCGCAGGGAAACCAAACATCAAGATCATTCACCTTGGCGACTTTGCCGACATGGAATCACTTTCGTCTTACGACGTAGGTAAAAAAGAGATGGAAGGCCGCAGGTACAATCATGACATCGAAGTGGCGAATTACGCATGGCAAGTTCTTAACAAACCTTTGGCCGACTACAACGCTTTACGCAAGCAGTATAAGGAAAAGCGGTGGAACCCCGAGCGTCATATGCTTTTGGGAAACCACGAAGATCGGATCAACCGGGCAATTTCGTCTGATGCCAAACTCGACGGGACCATCAGCACAGACGATCTTGAATACGCTAAAGCCGGGTGGACCGTTCACCCTTTCTTGAACATCCTTGAGCTGGACGGAGTTTGGTACTCGCATTATTTCTACCAGCCGATGACAGGCCGACCTTACGGCGGCAACAACGTGGAGACTCGACTGAAGCAGATCGGTCATTCGTTCACAATGGGCCACCAGCAGACGCTTCTTTACGGCATCCGCTATGTCGGCAATCAATCGCAACACGGTTTGGTAGCCGGAGCCTGCTACATGCACGACGAATCGTACAAGGGACCCCAGGGCAACGAACATTGGCGTGGCATCATCATCAAGCATCAAGTAGAAAACGGAAGTTACGACACGATGTTTGTCAGCCTTGATTATCTTTGTCGCAGGTACACCGGAAAGAGACTTGCGTTTTACAAACCGAAGGTCTATGCTCCTATACCAGACTGATTCTTTGGTTTCGGTTTAGGTCAGGGAGGTGGCAGGAATCCGTAAGGACTGCATGGGTCTGGTCCCCCACTACTCACCTCCCTTGACCGTCCCACTTTAGAAAGGAACTCGCCACCCGGCGATCAAGGATGACAATGCACTTAACAGTAGAATGTGACCGATGCCACCAGCAAATTAGGGTTGGCAGACTTGACCAATTACCTCAAACCACAAGGCTTATGTCACAGCTTGGTGATATTTATTACACCCATGATTGCGTGGTACTTGACAACAGGTAGGAAACTGGTAAGAATTACAACGTTCGGTAGATTGCCGACAGAAAGTAGGAACTATGACCTATAAAGAATCTAGGGTCCCCATCTTCTCGCACTTGTGGCTTGAGGATCAGATGGCCGAGAACGAAGCCAGAGGCAAGAAGCCTCAAGCGTTTGATACTCCGTTCCGTTACAGCGACTCGGGCAAGTGCGCTCGTGCTTTGGCTTATTCGGCGCTTGGCTACGAGGGCGAACCATTTGATGCGGCTGGCACTTTGGTCACGGGTCTTGGGACTTACATTCACGAACTGGCGCAGGAAGCAATCCTGAAGCGATACCCCAATGCAAAGTTTGAAATCCCCACGCGGGTCGCTACATCATCGGGACATTGCGATGGCATCATTGAAACTGAGGAATACGGGCGCGTCTTGTACGAACTCAAGACCATGAATGGTACGGCCTATCGGCGTTCAATGGGGCTGACTACAAGCGGTTGGGCCAAAGCTGGACCCGAAGGGCCACGAATCAGTACGATCTTGCAGTCTGCGTTTAATGCTCAAGCCAACGATTGTGACACCATCATCATCGGCCACATCGCTTTGGAGGCAATAGGTAAAGGCATGGCGAAACGCATTGATCTTGATGAATGGAGTCGAATCATCACTGAGTTTGTCATCCCGAAGAAAATTTGGGAACCGGCTGCGGATCAGGAAATGAATCGTCAATCAAAGATTATTGAAAAACTAAATGAAGGTAGATTACCCAAGCCTGTCGCAGTTGATAAAGACTTTGAGCTGGTGGACGTAGACCCTCATAACGAAAAGTTCTGGCAATGCGGATATTGTTCTTACCGTGACCAGTGTGTAAGCGATGGGCCAGGTGAGCCTGTCTATATTAGAGAGGAAATTAATAATGGCTAGGTTTGATTTAGACAACTACGTTACCGTTGCGGAACGTATCAACCAGTTCTGGTCGCAGAACCCTGATGGTTCAATTGTGACTGAGATGGTTCATATTTCAGAGAACGGCAAGCAGGTGGTCATCCACGCCGAGGTTTACAAGAACATTGGCGATGCTCGACCGTGGGCTACCGGATTGGCTGAAGAACATTACGCCGAGCGTGGTCCGAACGAAACTTCATGGGTGGAGAACGGTGAGTCCTCAGCTATTGGTCGTGCGCTTGCCAACGCAGGGTACGCCACTACCGCCGAGGGCCGTCCTAGCCGTGAGGAAATGGCGAAGGTGAATCGTGGTGAGCAGGGCGTACCTCAGCATGTTCGGGATGCCGCCAAGCCTCGTCCGTCAGCCCCGTCAGGCGACAAGATCCTTGTCAAGCAGGACAAGCGCTGGGGCTGGGTCATCAAGGCCGCCGCAGAAATGCCCGAGGATCACAAGTCCTACTCGTTCCTGTCGGATGTCGCCGGCAAAGGTGAGAAGTTCGGGTCGTTGTCGGAGAAGCAGATCAGTGCTTGCTTCAAGGCAGCGTGTGAGTTCTTGGGCAACCCCAAAGAAAGCGATCTAGTCGTACCTACTGCCACCGTGGAAGCAGCGTTTCCCGGCGCAGAGTACGATGATGCTCCGTTTTAATTAGACCAAAGGAGGCGTTATGGGAGCAATGAAAGAATTGAATCAGCAGATTCAAGAGTTGGGGATGATTAAGTCCAACAGTGATTACTACGTCGAATGGCATGATGACGACAAGGATTGTCACATTGTTGTTCACAAAGGAACCACGGTTCTGTGGACGGTTGATTCCGGCGATCGGTGGTGGGAAGGCAAATCGTTGACCCCCTACCAAGCCATAGATCAAATTAACATTTGCATCAGTGACAATGCGCTCGGTGCAACTATTGGAAACGAGGACCAAGAATGAAAGCTACACACCCGTCAAACACGCAAGAAGGCCGACTTGTCTGCCAAGAAGGTCGAGTTGCTGGCTTTATTGAAGTTCAACGTTATGGGACTCACGCTGTATTGCTTCAGAAAATAGTTGTAGACGACATGCTCTACGGTTTGTTCGCTACCTCATGGGTGCGTGGTATGACGTACCGAAAGTTGCGTACCGAGTTTGAGAGTCAATCCAACGCTTTGCGTACGAATGTCGGCATGATGGCATCGTTGATCCGCAAAATTGACATTGAGACAGAATTGCGGACGCTAACGCAAGTGAACAATCAACTGTCGGAGTTCGTAGCATGAACACCAGCGATCAAGCAATGGCAAGCACCCGCAATCAACTGCGGTGGGGTTCGCACCGACACACTTTGCTGCAGGCATACCTTGAGTACGGTGAGATGTCCGACGCGGACGCAGGGTTGGTGACTGGTTTGTACGATGACCGATCCGCCTACTGGATGCGCTGTTCTCAGCTTCGCAAAGCTGGCTACATTAAAGACACGGGCAGAACCAAGGTTGGTTTAGGCGGTACACCCGTCATAATTTGTAAGATCACCACGGCAGGCCGCAAGCATTTGGCGAAGATGAACAAAGCGCGAGCGGAGCGCAATCATGGCTAACACAACTCATTGGTTTGGACCAAACGCAGGCGCTAAAGCCAAAGGTGCTGGACACCCCGTTATGTATGGGTATCCGAAACCCGCAACACACTTTGAACCTTTTGGTGACGGGGGGGGGTATCCTCTCCGCTTTGTCGAATGGTGTTACCGAGAAATGGAAGAAGTGAGCGGTAAGGCAGTTGATCCATCTAAAGTTTTACATCTTTGTAGTGGCAGCATGGTTACTGGCGTTCGAGTAGACATTCGGGAAGAACGCAATCCCGACATTGTTGCCGATTGTCGCAACGTGCCATTGCCAGATGAATCTTTTGATTGGATCATGGCCGACCCTCCGTACTCGGAAGAGTATGCCAAAAATCTGTACGGCACCGAAAAGGATTACCCAAAACCCGGGCAGATATTGAAGGAAGCAGCTCGCTTGCTCAAGCCCGGTGGTTTGTATGGGTTTTTGCATTTCCAAGTTCCGATGCCTCGCAAGCCCATGAAAATTGTCAATGTTTATGGCGTTACTACGGGCGCAGGTTACGCAATCAGGGCTTGGACGTTACTTAGAAAATTGGAATTATGAGAACTTTTGAGTGTCCTCATTGTCACGCCACCGTTAGAGCTTTGGCTAAAGAGATGGCGCACCGTTGCACGATGAACAAAAACCGATGGACTGAGTGGAAGCAAGTGACCGATGAACGCAGTTAGTTTGTTTGCTGGCGTTGGTGGCTTTGACCTTGCACTAGAGCGAGCCGGTGTGCCAGTTGTGGCCGCCGTTGAGATTGACAAGAACGCGTCAGGAGTGTTGGCGCACCGATTCCCCAACAGCACTTTGTTCGGGGACATACAGGAGGTGACAGGTAATGACTTCGTGCGAGCAGGCTTTATTCCCGAACGAGGAATCATCACCGGAGGATTCCCTTGCCAAGACCTCAGCGTTGCTGGCAAACGTGCTGGACTTGCCGGAGGGCGCTCAGGTCTCTTCTGGGAAATTTGTAGGCTCCTTGACGATATCCACCCCAAATACTTCATCCTTGAAAATGTCCCTGGTCTCTTGTCATCAAACGGAGGACGAGACATGGGAACCGTTG